AGCAAGGTAATTCAATGCTTCATCAAATCCTTCTGTATCATATTCATATTCCTCTTCAGTTTTGTTGTTGAAGAATATCCAGGTGATAGTCATGATGTTTAGTTAGTGGGAGTAGAAGTGATTTCTTTGATAGTGTCCCAACCATGATATTCATGGAAGATCTTATCATTCAATTTGTGAGCATTTAGAGGTTTGATGTTACTCTTGCGGTCAAACTTAGTTACTTGACCATTCCTAAACTCAATGCGAATGTTGTAATTCATTGTGTTAATCAACCCACTCCCATTGGAGTGTACTCGGAGCGTGGCATCTGATCTACGTTGTATCCAGTTACCTCAGCACCGTTAGCAAGACGTGTCTCCCACTCATTACGTGCGGTGAGCATGGTCACAGTGCTGTAGGACTTGAGACCGTTGGAGTTGAATGTAACACGCTTCTGGAAACGCTTGACGACTGTGCCAGACTCCTCAGCAATGAATGCCTCAGGGAAGAAGTCAACGGTACAGACGTTGTTAGTGAGTTGCATGGGTGGTTCGTTTGGTATGAATATAGTATAACCCCTCCAGGGGCATCCTGAAGGGGTCGTGTGACACTACGTAAGGTGGTTGCCTCAGAAGTCTGCTAGAAGATCTCCTGGTAGGGTTTCGGGTGTCTCCCACAACTCTTGTTCAGTCATCTCACGGATGACACTCTCACGGAGCTCGTAATCATTAAAGATGTCGCCTTCAAATTCATTCATGATTCAAATACTGGGATGATTTGGGTTTTAAAGTGTTGTGTCTTATTGATGTGTTGCTCCCATTGGGAAGCATCATCAAGATTGTAGAATACTGCTTGTTCCATAACAAGTTTTTTCTGGTTGGGCGTCATATACACTACAGCGTACTTCATCAATTAACTTCGGGAGTGATTACCAATTACAGGGACGATATGTTCCATGTCATGTATACTTACAACTAAACGTACTTGACGTGATGGTTGGTTTGGAAACTCTTTAATACAGATACTACATGTACCTGTTGCTGGATCAACAAACACAATTACACCTCTATGTTCTTTGTATATTACTTCTGTTCCGACTGGATACATTTGGGTTTCTAATTCTTGATCTGATTGTTGTCCAGGTATTGGATCGACCATAGAGAAACTCAAGTGGGTTTGGTTTAACAATCATACTCTTTATTTACCATGCCAATCATCTGCTGTTGCAACTCTTCAATGTAACCATCTTGAATACAAATCAGTTCGTTTTGATCTTTGATAAGAGATTTCATCTCATCAACCATTGCAATTTCTGTTTGAGTCATTGTAGTATTGAAATACAACTATACTACTTAGTATAGCAGGGAAATTCAAATTAGTCATCAATGTCAGTGTATAAGAATTTCCCATCAGGGTTGATTCCCATCTCTTCACAGCGTACCTCATAAGCAATACGCTTGAGGAGTTGGGGATCATAGTTAGCAACACTGTTGATGATCGTCCGACGAAGTTGTTGGTCTAGAGTGCTGTCGCTGATCATGGTTAGTGCCTTGACTACCTTTGTAGTATAGTCGATCAGTCTTCAGTGTCAACACCATCTAGACAGTTTACCAAGTGTCTCTCTAGATCAGTATCAGACACATTATAGTGCTTTGCTAGATTACGACATTTAGAGGGATCACTGCTCCACATTAGAGCATGTAAGAAGCGTATTTCTTCCTCACTAAGCAACAATGTCATCATATTTTATCTCAAATTTGGAATATGGAACCCGATCAAATCCAGACAACTGGTATCCTTCACGGAGTGCTTGAATAATAATGTTATCATATGAGTGTGAATGTAGCGGAATGTGGCGGTGAATCAGATAGTCTTCACAATCTTCAGCAAGTGCTTCCTTAATTCCGTGTGGCAGGGACTCAAAGTCAAACATAGGATTAATGTCTCTCTGGAAGATTTAGGTCGATGTTTCGGTATCCTAACATTAATTCCTTCAAATTTACTGCTTTCTCTAGATTTTCTTTATGATGCTTAACAATATCATCGACACATGATAAAATCTCCTCGTATGTACGTCGAGCATCTACCTTAGGATCCTGTAGATAGTCATCGATGGCGTCTTGCATCCTATCTTTACGCTGTATACTATATTCCGAATTCCAATCCATTTCAGTCATAGTGTTCTCCATGTCATATTATTATACCACGTAATCACCAAGTCCACAACACCCATGAGTATCGTGTACCTTTCGTAACAGGTTTGACTTCATGTGGATACAAAAATACTGATGGAAACTGTATAGCATCGCCTTGCTTCAGTTTAATCTCCTCACCACACATCATAAACTCTCCACCCTCATAGTCATCATTAAATACACCAACACAAGTCATAATAGGAATACCTCTTTTTTTACCATCAAATAGACTATGAATGTGATCTACGTGTCTAACAATACCTTCACCCTCATTATACTTGTTAAATCTGATTCCAGAAAAATAAAGATTTGGTCTAGCATTATGTTTATTAACATAATTAGTAAAAAAATTCATTATAGGATCTTTCATCAAGGTCTGTACTTCTACATTATATGACACATCAAAGTCTTTCATATCTTCAAATTCAGACTCAGCATTATCATACCATCGGTGAGGACCCCAATGACATTTGTCTAGTACTGAGATATACTCTTGGCACTGCTCTGATGTGAATAGATTGTCAACCATCACATAATCAATTAAGTTTTTCATGGTCCTTTATTCTCCTTTTAAATTTTCGCTTAAGTTGCCAATTATTGAATTTAATCACAGCACCCATAGTTATGAGATAATACTTCAGTTTTATTTGTACCATTAGATTACGTAATTGTAAGTCTATGTACATACCAACGTTAGGATCTATGATGATCAACATTAGTACAAAACCAAATGTCCCAAGCAATACAATATAATATGTGTCTACCATATACATGCCTTTGAAGTCCTGGGTGCATTAACAGCAGTCAAGTATGGTTGTTGTGACATTACCCGAATTTCATAACGATAGACACAGTTCCAAAGAATTTTCTTAACTCCACTTGACACCTTCACACTCTTATGAATATGATAGTGATCAACAGGGAAGCACACCACTGAACCCTTTTTAGGTGATACCATGATTTTATCATTCATAAATTTAGTTTCACCGCCATCAAAATCATCATTCAAATAGGTTACGATAGAGAATTCAGGAAGATTAACTGGAGAGTGATCAGAATGCCATTCATAAGAGTCATTTTCATTATACATACGAATTATATTTTTTCCTCTCCATACGGTGTCACCAGCACGTGAAGATCTAATCAGTCCTGTTTTATCCCAATTATAATATATCCATTGATTATTTTTGATATAGTATTCATTAGCAGCATTAACCCACTTCCATGCCTGAGAATCTATATCAGGATAGTCATCAAGTACATACGTATCATTGTTTCTTCCCTTATTCCTAAAATCTGAGTGAAGTTTAGGATTATGGAAATCAAACATATCCAGAAGATAATCAATCTCATTGTGTGGGATGAAGTCTTCTAGTTCCCATATGTATTTTGTATGTTTTACTACATTCATACCAAAAATGCCTCCAAAGCACCAACGTAAGGTTTCACCTTCTCAGGGTATTTAACAATAACCAGTTCTGTCTTATCGTAACGTTTGGTGCCAGACATCTGGTAAGGAAATGTAAGATACCTGAACTCAGTCCACCCTTCATATAGATTACGTACACTGTCACTATTATCATAGGACATCACGAATCCACCCTTGTGTTGCTTCAGTATCTCACAGAACTGTTCATGGTTAAATGATTTGTGAAGAGCACCATCTTTACCATAGTAGTGACTCACAGTCTCATAATATGGTGGGTCCAGGTACAAGAAGTCATTTTCATGTGCTGGGATGGTGTCGAAGCAACTACCATAGGCAAACGACACGTTGGGAGCATAGAAATTCCTAAGTTTATTCACACCCACTAATCTGAACTCTGCTCTACTACGAACAGTAGAACATCCGATCTTACCTGAGTACGAACCCTTGATTGCAAGGTAGAATGATAGTGCTCGCTCCCACTTGTCCTCACTATCTAATCCTGGAAGGAATGATTTGTAGTGATCACTGTCAACTAGTGGAAAATGCTCCTCTGCCATGTCGGCAAGGATAGCAGCACCACCATTGCCCACCACGATCTCCCAGAAATCTGCTAATGGGCGAAACACGTCATAACCTTGAACCTTGACTCCCTCACTGGCGATCAGCATTTCAGTGCTGCCACCACCCCAGAAGGGTGACACAAGATATTCGATGCCAGGATTGACATCACGAATGATCTTGATCAGATCTTTCTTCATTCGATTCTTACCACCAGCATAGCGATAGAGAGAATGATTAGTTACTTTTTGAGATGGGACCATGAATAGGTGTTACGAAGAACATTGGCGATAAACTTATCTCTATTATATCCTACAGGTTGGTGATTTGACAAGTCTAGACAGTCACACATAATAGATGCATATGTGTCGTTGTTAATCTTTCCGTTTACATAATTTGAAGCAGCAACACGTATAGTATGGAACATTTGTTGTGCCAACTCTTTGTCACCATACAAGTGTTCGTGTAGAATAGTATTGAGAACTGGTTTGTAGTTGCCTTGACTACCACCAGAACGTACTTCTCCCTTCTTAGTTAAACGAAATGGTTGTATTGATGACATACCAATATTACGCCACATGTACTTCTCATAGCGTTTAGCACACATAGGAGCAAACTTTGCTAGATCTTCCTCATCCATAGCGAGGATCTTGACCTTCTCTTTCTGTCCTTTAGCAGATGCTTTGAGCATATCAGCATACCAACTAGTAAACTCTCTCTCTCCTTTATCAGCACGTTTCTGCCAACGATCAACAAACACCTCCATGGTGGATTGGCAACGGTTCTCGTTGACATTGTATAGAGTCAAGATCATGTTATCTGGATGATCTCCACCGTTAGGTGTGATATGCTCAACCTGTAAGTCAAGAATATGATGTGGTCCAGTCAAAGTATAAGCACACTTACGATCTTGCTTCAGATACATTTGACACAGAAGAATACCACGCTGTTGTGTAGGATTATCTGTCAGTGATTCAGTGACTGGATCCCACCAACCAAGGCCACCCTGCTGACCAGACTTACGAATCATGGCACGATCAGCTGTAGACTGAGAATTATAGAAGTCAGATGCTTCTTCCCATGATACTTCAACAGTATTTACTTTAGATCGAATAGCATTGCCACCAGATAGTAGAGTCTCTTTGTTATCCAAAAGAGCTATAGTTTGTTGCCAATCAAGAATTTGGTGACCAGGAATACGAATTGAGTTCATCAGACAGTGACGGAAATAGCAGGAAGACCCTTGACGAAGATAGTTTCGACAAGGTTTTGAAGACGTTTGATAGTGTGAGCACCGTAGTTCTTGAAGACAGGTACGATGACCTTACCACAAGACTTACGGTACATGGCAAACTTGCCTGGAATAATCTTACCACAAGCAATGTCAGCAGCGTCATCTTTGTTAAGACGGATAACACGACCAACAGTTTGTGCCATTTGGATGACATCAAGTTGACGAAGGAACACACAGTGTGTTAGACCGTGAACGTTGATGCCTTCGGACAGAATGCTGTAGTGGAAGATCACAAACTTACGGTTTGGATCTTTGCCCCAAGCATTGAACGTGTCAAAGAACTGCTCACGGTTGACCTTAGTCTTGTTCACATAAGCACCATACTTGCTGGTGATGTGAAGTACATCATAACCCTTCTCATGAAAGAAGTCAAACACAGTGGTCTTGGAAAGCAGATTAAACATGACCCTGCTACTAGGAGCAGCGATCAGGATCTTGTTACCATCAGCATCAATGTCTTCAATTAGAGCAGTGAGTGTGTCTTTATCAGACTCATGGGAGAACTGACCCTTGACTCGCTCAAAGTCAACCTCATAGGATATAACCTCAGGAGCAAGAATGCTGCCGTTGTTAAGCAGTTCAGGAGCAGGTACATTCTCAAGTACAGGACCATAAACCATGTTATTGTTCATGCCACGTCCGTAAGCATTACGAGTGTGCTTAGGTGTGGCGGTGAAGAAATAATAGGACTTAGCATCAACATTGAGTACAGACTCAAAGAAGTCACGACGGACAGCATTGTGTGCCTCATCATAATAGATACAGTCAATATCAATGTCAGACTCTACAATACGACGGAGACTGTTGTATGTGGTGAATATAATCTCATGAAGACCAGCAGCTTTACATACACCATGATGGCACTGAATCTGTTGAACTTTAGTGCTGCTAGCAAAAGAAGTCTCACCACTATGAACGTGAAACATCTCAGCATTTACAGTACCGTTGAGAGCATTCCAGAACTCATCACACAATTGGTTTGCCAGCAGAATACGTGGGGCGACCACTACAATAGTCTTTGGCGTGGTGGCAGCAGTAAGACGACGCTCGGCATCTTTGATCATGACGAGAGTCTTACCACCACCTGTGGGGACAATTACTTGACCAAAAGAATTGTTCTCAAGAGCAGCGAGTGCTCGCTGTTGGTGAGGACGAAGGGTGAGCATTAATACCTTGCTGACTACCCTGTTATTATAGCAGAAAACCGCCCTTGTGGGGCGGTCTAGTCCAGTTATGGAAGTGGTTCTGGTCGTGGTTCTCGGAGTCCAGTCATCCCATCGTTTCCTCTAACATACAATCCATTACTGAAAATAACATATTGAATGAAATAGTCAGTATCATCTGGTTTAGTATTAGGGAAATTCTCTCTACAGAAGTCATCTGCTGACTCCTCAGTAGTAAATTCTACAAATGTAAACTCATTGTACAATAGTTTGTCAAAGATTGCTGGATCCTCAGACTGCATATTCAAATAATATGAGGAATAGATAGCATTTGCTTTAGTAGCATCATCTACACCATCTGGTCCGACAGTTCTTAACAACACCATGGTTGATTGTGTTGCCTCTGTGTAGTGTCTCATCCACTCCACAAAATTTCTAGTTGTTACGTACATTATATTACTCCAAAATGTTCAAGTTTTCAATTACAGCACCAGTTAAACCCTCATTGAGTTTATACTGCTGAATCTTATCCCAAATCTGTTTGCTCAATGGAAGTCCACCCTCTTTTTCACGCTCTTTAGCAAGGATAGCAGACTGTTTAATATCACCTGTAAGTTGTTCAGCAGAATAATCTCCTGCTTCATATGGACTAAACTTGAAGTGAGATGGTACTGATAGATACTCAGTTTCATGATCTGGATCAAATTCATGATAAGCAAAGGGATCAATAGGCCACTTATACTCTTCATCCCAGATCAGATAATCTAGCATGTCATCAAAATCTCCTGGAGTCTTGACATTTTCACGTAGATATATTCTATAAGCATTCCACAGTTCTAGTTCATCAGTGAAAGTTTCGGTAGCATCTGACAGTTGTGACCAATCAGAACCACGAAGCAATTTGGTTAGGTTTTGTTTCTTTAACTCATCAGTTTTAGCGAGGTATTCTTGTCTAGTAGCAACATCAATAATTGCTTTCGACTTCACAATATCAGCATCAGTTTGCTGTACTGCTAGTGCTGCCTTCAGAATATCAAATAGTTCTTTTACTTGACCATCAGTAAGATCATTTTTTTCATATCTCAACCATTTTGAAGTTTTTGAAGAAAAATCAAATTTTAGTTTTTCCTTCTCAAAGATATGATCACCATCTTCAAAAACAGCAAAAGTTACAATTCTATCATTTTCGTTAGACCACTCATCTGGTAGATTATTGTGTAGGTTGTTATTGATCTGGGTGTCAAGTTTCGTACCAAGGTAAGTCCACTCACCTTCTTGCTTGACACGAACAACCATCAGACGATGTAAAGCATCCCATTCTAGAATAGGTTTTCTTTCTTCTGGTGGTAAGATTTTCTCAAATTGAAAATCGTCTGGATTAAACGCCATTTCTATTAGAATACCTTTTTACTATTTAGAACGCTTTGATCATCCACTTGGTCCACACATAAGGTGTGACTATTGGAACTTGATCTTGTGGTGAGAAAGATGGAGTAGGAATCAACTGTTTAGTCTGTTGTAGTGTAAATGTACCAGGGAGAACCTGAATACCAACATCTAAAGCAGAGAATTCTAGATTAACTGAGTAGCTGGCTCCGCCGAGGGGATCTGAAGTATTGAAAGATTGTAGTGCGGTACTCTGTGTACCACCAGTCTCATTATTACCATAACCATAGATTGAATTATTATCAACAGCCGTCAATGAAACATAGTGGTTATGCTTCAATTTATTGACAGGGTTATATGATTTAACAGTAGCTAGTTTCTCAGGAATGTCAACTGTACTAATGAACTTTCTAGCGTTATCACCACCATACGCTCCAGTCTGACCTGTGAATGGTATAGCATCTAGATCAATATAAGAATTGATTTCATTGTAAACAGAAGCAGTAATACCAGACTGTACGATAGTAACATTACCGTATTCATCAGCATCTTTAATACCTTGCCAACCTGGGCTAGTATGATTAGTCCAGTTAGTAGTGTCACCATTAAACCAACCAGATCCATCACAACCAGTAGATCCAGGCAGGTCACCAGCAACTAGATCATAATTTTGTAGAGCATATCCCCACAAGTTGAATGAGATTGTACCTCCTGATCGAAAAGTAGCATTAGTGCCAGAACCTATGTTAACAGCATTAGGTGCGGTAACATCAATACCATAACCACCAGTACCACCCCAGTTAACTCTACCTTTGTATCTACCTGGGTCAGGAACACCAGAGATCAAATCGTGGAAGTGTAGGGGTACATCATAGATTTTTTCTGGTTTCAGTCCAATAGGACATGTTGCTTTACCAGATGTAATAAACTCAATTAATCCAGTAACCTCATTATATCCAGTAGTAGATACTTGAGCAATACCAAAATATTCAGATTCTTGTGCTGGTTGTCCAGTAGCAGGAGTGACAACTTGTTCAAGTTCATCTACACCAGGATCACCAATGGTATCTACATACCACATACCACCAAATGCTCCAGGTTCTTGGTTACCAGAAGAACCAGATTGCTTAGTTGGGGTGTAACTTGGATTTAATCCAGGTGATGACTGAGCATTACCATCAATAACACCAGTTCCCTTGACATATCTGTTTCTTAAATCAGGAACTCTAAAGTATACATCACCACCAACATTATATTCACCATAATTATAACCTAATACAGAGAATAACAATGGATATTCTGTTGGATCATAATATTCACCATTACAGTATACAAAACTCGGGAATCTAGAGCCTGGTTTACCATCAAGTTTACCATCAAGTTCGCCCCAGTAGTCATCGTAAGTACCATCTTGGAACACCGGAATGATAGCACCAACAGGTAGTCCATCAAATTTAGTATTAATTCTGATCTGTTGACCACCAAATGTGTTACCAATATACTTACATGGTGTAATAGAACTATACCATTGACTATTAATAGGATCTTGTACACTAGCTGGAGATTGAACAGAGAATCCAGTTAAGAAAGAACCAGCAATAATAAACGATGTTCTTGTAAATCCAGGGATAGCAGAAGATAACAGTCTGATTGTAAATGTATCACCATTGCTCACATTTGCCTGAAAACTTACTGTATAAAGATTCCAACCACCACCGTTAATGTTAAATTGAACACCATTTGTACCATACAACCCAACACCAACGCCAGTAGATAGACCAGAAATTGTAATAGTTTCATCTGCGTCAGTAAATACACTTGTTGCCGAAGCCATTTTAGTACCAAAAGCGAACGGAATAGGATCTGTACCAAATTGACCAGCAGTAGATACACTCCAAGGAGTTTCATAAAAACCTGCTGTAGATGTAGCAAGACCTAACTTAGTATTGAATACTCTAATTTCTCCAATATCATCACTAGTTGTGTATTGTAGTGCTATTGTGTCAAAATTATTAACTTTAGTTGTGGTAACGCCTGCTCCCAATAAAGTACCATTCTTGATAATTTGTGCTAGGTCATTAGCTTGACCTAGGTCTCCAGCACCTTGCTCAACAATAAAATCAACCTCAGTTCCAAGGTTTTGAATTAAGTTAGTATTACTTTCATATGTTGTTTCTAACGTAGCACCAACTTTATGGAGCCAAGTATATGAAACTGGAGTTGAATCCGCTTCAGCAGCAGTCGTAACACTCCATTCAGTTGAAGTTCCATTTCCTACAGTAACACTTGTAGTAACTTCCGTTAAGAAGTCAGCTGAAGATGACATTCTGATTGTAAATGTTTGTCCATTTGTTATGGTAGCACCAGTATCTCCAGCAACATATGCTCCACCATTGCCCACACTGATCTCAGCACCACCGCCAACAGCAGTCATAGTTACAGGGACAGTGATACCAGAGATTGTAATCTCTTCACTTTCAACAAGAGTAGAGGGAGCAACACCAGTAACAGGTGTTAGGAAAAATGGATTTGGAATAGAATCTGGTGGCGGACCAGTATTAATATCCCAGTTAGCAGTAGAATCACCAACTGTAACACCAACAGTATATGTGGAGTCGTATTGGTTACCTGTAGTTGCTTTTACTTGTACGTATTGACCATTACCTATCTGAGCAGATGCCTGCCATGATCCACAACTAGCAGCAGAAGAACCATCACAAATTCTAATCGATGATGTGAAACCAGGAGATATCGAGGAGACAGAAACTGTTCCAGTAATACCTGTGATCTGTACAATATCAGAATAAACTTCTTCTTGAACTGTAGCACCATCGGTAATAGAGAAAGCAAAAGGATCTGGTGTTATATCTTGCTGTGAATATTCAATGTAAATAGCACCCGATCCGCCACATGGAGCTCCTTGACCATTTGCTAAAGCTGAAATTACAGTACAATAAGTAGCGTTGTAGAAACCACCACCACCATTACCACCAGTAGCATCTAGATCACTACTTTGTAGTGTAGTTCCATTTTCACTGTAAGTATTAATCAGTGTACCAGCGGATCCATCATATCCACCACCGCCGCCACCAGGACCGCCACCTTGACCAGTTCTATCTGGAGCATCATCACCAGACAAGTTGATGTTTATTGTTGACGTGCTAATGCTTCCATACCCACCATTATTACCATATTGAATCTCTAATGGAGTAGCAGTATCGTTACCAGCGCCGCCACCGCCGCCACCACCACCAATCATAGCAATCAATGTGCCATCGCTTAGTGTAATAGCAGATGCACCTCCACCGCCACCACCTGAACCAGAAGGATCACCACCACCAGAGTTACCACCATCACCACCATAAGCATAACCGAAACCACCATCACCGCCACCCGATCCTGTTACATAATCAGCACCATCCTCACCACGATCAGCAGGATAGATTCTCAGTATAAAATCAGGATTGCCAACGTTGTCCAGTGGCCAGGCAGCTGCCGGGATATTAACTCCTAGTCTCATAACATTACCAGAACCACCAGGACCACCAGTGCTGTTAGGTACATCAGAACCACCATATCCACCACCAGCACCAACTAGTGACACAAAAAATTCTTCCGCGGCAACAAAAGCAGGAATCTGGAAGTCAGTGTAATCTGTAAAACCTGCACCGGACCATGTTTTGGTAATAAAATCACCTAGTACATTAAATTGTCTAGTGTATACTCTAAAAGTATCGGTTAAAGCAAGACCATTAATAATATCAGATGTTTTACCAATCCTATATGTAAGTTGTGCTAAACCAC